TAATTTTCTTATCATCTGTCTTACTTTTATTAATACAATTATCATATACATATTCCGCTCTCATACTGAATACTTTGTAATCAATAGATAGATTATGGGTCTGGATATACTTTTGCTTTACTTTAATTTGGTCGCCATTTAATACCTTTTCCAACAATTCTAACGCATCTTTCTTACATAATCCAAAGAACTTATTAACAAGACATTCTCTATCATACGCATACATATCTCTTTTGTTAGATCCACTTTTAAGATAAGGAGCAACTGAATAATAAAAGAACATCTTAATTTGATGTTCCTTTAATTTCGCAATCTTATTCCATAAGTTAGTCATAGCAATCTTCTTACCAATAATCTTATCTTGTCTATATTGAAGAAACTGATTAATATACCATATCATATCATAAGGTAATCTCTCAACCATATCAAGATTGAAACCATTAGTGCTGGTAATAATGTTATTTATTTTTGTTTCATATTTTTCACAAGTAATTAATAAACTCTTCGCCCATTTTTTAAGGTCTATCATATTCTCCAATACCATTTCATTCGTTTTAAAATGAACCACGCTATTTACAAGTTTATTGTTTGCTTCAATCATCTTGGTAATATGTTGCTCTGTATTAGCAACCTTTTCGGTTTTACCCAGATACTTCTGGATTGCTTTGCTGTGTTCGTTGTAATAATAGGTGCTTCTACTCATCTGCTTCTATATACTATTATAACCAATACCCTTTATATTGTTTTTTAATATAAATATATATGAATTATTAATATATAATTTAGAAGAATAAACAATATAAAGAGATATTAATAAGAAGTATTATAATGGTATTACAGACCGATATTGACTGGATTGAAAAGTTTTTTGAACCTGCCCCTCGTTATAGAGGCAGAAGACCACAGATGGCGAACATTACTGCTTACAGAGGTAAGCATATATTAGAACATCATAGAGCAGAGCGTTATATGAGTAGTGAGGAGTTTGTAGAGTGTATGGATCATCTCGGCATAAATGTATTCAAAGGAACATCTCAATATCCTATTCGTTTAAGAAAACAATATGGCGAATTGTGGAGGTGTATGTAATCTAATCATATGATATTAATAAGTATTCTATTTTAGAGTATTTTTTTTATAATTCTATATGATACTTTTTGGTCTTTTATATGAATATTTAATATATATTTATATGAAAAAACTATATAAAGAGGTAGTGTTAAGTATAATTATAAGGTAATGAGTAATCCTAAAAGCAAAACACTTACGATGAGCGAATACTACCAACTGGTTAGTAAAAGCAAAAGCGGTTGGCGATGCTTCTTCATTATGAGGGAGCGATATGATGATATACGAAATTATTGTAATCATCTACAAAGTAGTTGTGTTAATTTACGAGAACAACTGCGTAATGGTGATGATAATGTGGATATTGACTTCTTAAAGTCCCAGTTTATAGAAATGTATGATAAACTGAAAGAATATACTGAATGTCCTGTATGTTATGAGGATATGACTGGTGAAAATATGGAAGTCCCAAAATGCGGACATATCATATGTAAATCTTGTTGTGAGAAGATAAAAGCAACTCCAACTCCCAATTGTCCTACTTGTAGGAAAAAGTATTAAACGAAAAAACCATATAAAGAGTATCGTATATGAATATTTGAAAACGCATATTTTATAAACTATTTTTTTATATTTTATAAAATACTTTTTGACCTAATATGAATGTATATCTAATATTTCTAACAATCCTTTACGAAATCGTTTTGTAGCATCTTCCTCCATATCTATCAATAATGGACTGAACTTTTCGGCAGTAGCATACTTATATAACTCTAATAGTTCTTCTTTTGTAATACCTAAACCAAACTCGCTCAATATCATATTTACTTCTCTGTTTCCAGACAATTTTAGCAATACCATATAACTACAATTATTTCTAATAATCTTTGGTATTTTGAAGAACGATTGACTGATGAATATAACAGATACATTCAATTTTCTCGCTCTTATATAATAATTCTCAACCATACTTAAATCTTTTGATAATACTAAATCGTCCCACACTACCAGATGGTTTAATTCTTTATCAAACTTATCAAGAGGAGGAGTATTACTCAATCCTTCTTTAATCTGGATCTGGTCGCTCTTACTGGTGATCCAACGATACAAGGGTTCATCTTTATTACGAGTTATGATGGTAATAGATTGAAATGTTCCCTTATTAGCACTAAATATTGAAATAAGATTAACTAAAAAATTGGTCTTACCAGAACCAGAAGGAGCAACAATACACATACGAAAAGGTAATTTTAACTGATGTAAATGGAAGTTAGGATTTTCAACCTTATCCAAGAGTTCCTTTGGTATTTTTTCATATAAGTTTTTTATTGTTCCATCTGGTTCGTCTTCCTTCTTTTCCTTTTTCTTTTTAGGAGGCATCTATATATAATTAAGAAGATAATATATTTTTGGAAATTAATTTTATCTATACTTAATATATAGTAAAATGAGTGCTTATCCGCCACCCAAAGAAAATCTACCCATTTACAATCCTACCGATTTTGAATATGAAAACATACCTCTTACACTCAACGATGCGAGGGACTATTATTTAGAGTTTCCAACAGCACAAGGAGCAGAAACGCTACAACAAACAACAATTAACGGACAACTTACTTGTAATGATATTGCTACTATAAATGATAGTTTAGAAGTATCACAACCAACTAATACTCTAAATGCCCTAAATATACAAAATGACGAACCAGGATACACTATCAGGGCAACACAGAAAACAGGTTCAGGAGGAATATTAACTATAAGTGCTTCTTCATCAGCAGGTAAAGATAATGGAGTAGTAAATAATGGAGATAGTGCTATATCAGGCACAACATTAGCATTAGTTCCCAGAGATCCAGCAGGATTGGGACAAGGTATAAGATTGGTAAATGATAAAAATGAATTATATGGAACAACAGAATTAAAAGATGGTGGTTCTGGTTCTGGTGCTTCTAATCCAGGACGATTAGTATTCCCAGATGGATCAATACAAACAACCGCATCTTCATCAACACCAGCGATGGAATACCCTACCCACTGGGTTCAGTCAAACGGAAATCAGTTGCTAATTAGCACATTACAAGGAACAACTGGAACTTCAACTATACAACTTCCATATGCCGTATCAACACCACCTACTAATCCAACTTTGGGTTCGTTTGCTACAACATTAACATTAGAAATTAAATACACTATTACCTTTGCTTCTAATGCTTTTAATTGGTTATTTACTACATTTCCAAGTGATTTAGTTTATAATGGTTATTGGTTAGGTAATGTATTTCTTCAACCATATACAAATGTAAATCAAGTAGGAACACCAGCAAGACAAGCAGTATTAACACCCATTCTGGATACAGGTAATATGTTTCAATCACAAACTCTAACTAATAGTAGTGGAGATTTAACAAAAACTATTACACCTATTACAATTGATTACCAGAACCAAACGGACCATAATAAATTGGAAATCGTTTTTGGCGACTGCCAACCTGCCCTCACAGGAAGTAATATAGTAGGTTTAACATCATTTACCAGAAGTGTTAGGATAGTTGATAATATGGCGATTAATGATACGACAGGAGATATGGCGGTTAAAACTATGGTAATGCCTAATGGTAATGAAACAAATGTTCCAGTAGGAGCATACTTTACCCCTATATAAATATAATATTAATTGGAAAAAATAATATCTTAATATTATATATAAAATGAGTGCTTATCCACCCCCTAATGAAGATTTACCTATTTTCAATCCAGTAGATTTTAATAGACCCAATATTGCTCTAACTATTAATGATGCGAAGGATTATTTTTTAGAATATCCAACAGCACAAGGTCAGGAAACATTAAGTAGTATTATTGTAAATGGATCATCAGTATTTAACGATGAAGCAGAACATAATGATTTAGTAGTAATAAATCAACCAACATCTACATTAAATACATTAGAATTAATTAACGACAACCCAGGTTATTCTATTACCTCAACAGCAAGGACATCACCAGGAACATCTGGATTATTTACTCTAACTGGTAGTTCATCTGTAAATAAAGAAAACCCTATTGTAGAAGCAACTGATAGTGTTATATCTTCATCTATAAATGGAGCAGTTGATACTGGATCATTAACTCTAACCCAAAAATCTACCACTATTGGTTCTGGTATTAGATTGACTAATAATAAAGTATTTTGTTATGGTAATTTAGAAATTGAAAATGGAGATGGTGGAAATACTGGTGGAATAACATTTCCAGATGGTTCTACTCAAACTACATCATTTACACCAAATACACCAGATTTAAATGAAATACTTACAGAAGGAAATACTGCTGGTGCTAATAATATTGATTTAAACAATAATAATTTACAAAATACTAATAGTGTAGTTTTTGGTGATGGAACAACACAAACAACCGCTTATGTAGGACAATCTATTCAAACGACCACATCAACATCGGCATCAGTAAATTACGACGCAAATACCAATCTAACATCATATACATTTACATCTGGATTACCTATTACTGCTGGTTCTTTATTATATAGTGCTTATGAATGGTTCTTATCAACACCAATAGCAAACCAACAACCAGTAGTATTTACTCAACTTGGTTCTACTCCACCATTTACAATACCATCACCAGTAGTAAATAATGGATCATTTATTTATGCTACTGGTATAGGAATAACATTTCCATACCAAGCAACATCATCTACTATGCTTACTTATTGTGCTGGTTTTCAACAACTATACGATGTATCTACATCTGGATATGCTATGAACTTATCTAATAATGCTATACAGGGAACAAATTGGAATAGTGCTGTTTTTGTTCCAGATACATTTACGGAAGATGTTAATGCTTGTCCGCCGACTGGATCACCACCAGGTAATAATACAGGAACTTTGGTAATTAGATTAGAAGGAAATACAACTGCTAATGGAAATGCTACTATAAAGTTCATACAAACAATTTAGAAGATTGTTAAGGAATGTATGCTTAATTTTTATTAATATAATAATTTTTATCTTATCATATTATATATAGATGGCGAACTACGCTCCCCCAACCGAAGAAACCCCCATATTTAATGGTAAGTATTTTACAGGAGTAAATATAACAACGCAAAATGGAGATGGTAGATACTTAAAATTATTAGCACAAGGCGACGAAGATATGAATGATAATGATATTTTAAATGTAAATCAAGCAGAAGTTAATTCTGTAAAGTTTAGTGATAATACCATACAAACAACCGCTTTTTCTGGTTCGGTAGGAGGTGTTCCTGCTGGTTCTATGATTACCTTTTGTGGTGGCGGAACTATACCAAGTGGGTATTTAGTATGTGATGGATCACCAGTATTAGAAGTAGATTATCCAGATTTATTTTCGGCAATAGGAACTACCTACGGCAACCCAGGAGGTAATCGTTTCAATCTACCAGATATGACGAGTAGATTTATTATGGGTGCTACTCAATCAATAGGATTAAGTGGAGGTTCTAATAGTGATTTTATTACAGAAGCAAATATAACACCATTTCCACCAACTAATATACCACCACCTCAAAACCCAGCAAATACTACTATTGCTTTTAATTCAACACAAGGAATTAGCAACTGGAAGTATATAAAAGGAAAACCTGCTGGTGATGGAGGTGCTAATATGTGGTTGCCTTATCATAATGACGATAATGCTAATGGTGATAATATCTCATTACAATTAAATATAGGCACAGGAACAAGTGCTTTTGATAAGAAACCTTTTCATTACCTTATGGTATATATAATTAAGACCTAATTAACAATCATTATAATTTAGAAATATAATATCTTTCTATATTATATAATATGCTAAATCCATATCAAGATGTTATTGGAGCGGACAACTCACCAGTTATAATTAACAATACTGGATTAACCAAACAAGTTCAATTAGACGCAGATGCTTTACGAATGAGAATTGATAGATTAACTGGTGAAAAAGAGGTGATTATTGATGGAACTTCATTTTCCAGAATAAACACTATAACAGGAACAAATTATTCGGCAAGTTGGGATACATTACATTTACGAATATTACATACAATAGCAGTTCAACCAAACCCTAATTCTACTACTATGAGTGTAAATGATACTCTTAATTTAACTACTGGTATAGGTCGTAATTTTAATTTACAAATGAACGGAACAAATGGAGAGATTACCTCTACTGATAGTATTGATATAACTGCTACAAGTGGATTAGCATTAACCGCTAATGCTGGTGATATTAATTTAACCACAGGAAGTAGTGTTAATTTTAATGGTGCTATTGGTGATTTTGGCGGAGGTAGAATATTGGAATGTTCCTCACTTACAGGAGCATCAGGACAACCATTAGAAATAATATCACCTACAAACGATATTATATTAACCACAAATACCAATCAAGATACAACGATGGATCAAGAAGGTAATATAAAACTAACAAATAAAACAGGTCTTAATTCTACACCAGTAGGTTCGTTCTATGGAACTGGTGTTAGAGGCAGACAATTACAGACAACAGGAGGAGGTAGTGGTTATGGTGATTTTATTACATATACATTTATAGTTGGAAGTGTTAATGATGGTAGAGGACATAATCTCACAAGAGGTATTGGATTACAAACTGGTTTTGAGGTTTTTGATTGGGGTGTTAATCCAGGGTTCATACAAAGTTGGGGTTGTAGAATGGTTGCTACATTACCAGATACTAATACTTTTATATGTCCTATGATATTAGCAGATATGCCGTCAGGAACACCAGACATTAATTATAGTAGAATTACTTATTATGGTAATAGTTTTACTGATCCAAGTTGGGTAAATGAGGGGGCACCAAGCGGAGTTCAGTGTCCAGCAGTTCAGGTAAATAGATTTTTGGGTGGAAGTCAAGTAGTAGTAGAATGGAGTTGTAGTTTGGTATATAATAATCAACCTACTAATTTACAAGCACCTCTTAATTATAGCATCAAAATTATTGGTGTGGATAGTTCCCAAGAAGCAATAAGAGCAGAGGTTAAAGTAAATTGGTTGGATCACCCTGTCCCACAAGCAACAGCATTCCGTCCTACGATTGCTTTTGAAAATGTAGGAGCGTCATTCCAGTCAATAGATAGTGCGGAAGTATGGTCTAATGGGTGTCCTTTTGGATTATAATAATCTCTCTTAAATATATAGTATGGGAGAATGGACTGGTGAAGTTGAAGATATACTGGAAAAGTTAAGAATTAATTGTGTTAATTTAAGTGAGTATCATAGAAAACGATATTATCATTTTAAAGGGTATGGAAAGTGGTTTAGATTACCATTAATAGTATTAGCATCTATAAACTCTACTGCGAGTGTTGGATTACAACCATTAATGGAACAACAAATAATATCTGGGATCACTTGCTTAATTGGTATGTTTATGGGAATTATTAGTGCTTATGAACTATATTTAGGGATACAATCTAATATGGAATTAGAATTAAAACAAAGTAAAGATTTTTACACTTTATCAATAGACCTGTTTAAAACATTATCATTACGAAGAGAGAATAGAGGAGAAGATGGGAAGGATTATTTAAATAAAAAATATAGTCATTATATAAAACTAACAGAAGCATCTAATTTATTGAAACGGAAATTATCAGTAGATACATTAACCACAATACCTAATGAATATGTTGATTTAACACCAAAAGGTAGTGATGATGGAATGGAACTAAAATTACCAACCGCTTATCATAAACCAAGACCATCTTATAGTGCTGATGATATGAATGAAATAATAAATGATATTGATGAAAAAATGGTAATGATTACAGAGGATAAACAGGAAGAAGAAGATTTAATTTTATCTCCTGATAATATATAATGAGCGAACCTTTGGATAAAGAACTATACGAACAGGTAAGAAAATATGCTGATTTAGTATATGATAAACCAAGTGCTTATAAATCTGGGTTTATTGTAAAAACATACAAAGAATATGGTGGTAAGTATAAAGGTAAGAAAAATGAGGAAGGACTGGATAGATGGTTTGATGAAAAATGGGAAGATATTAATGATAAAGATGATGATAAATACCCTACATATAGACCTACAATTAGAGTAAATGAGAAAACACCAATTACGAAAGCAGAGTTAGATTATGATGAAAAACGAAAGAAAATAAGAGAAAAGCAGAAGGTAAAAGGTAAGAAAAACTTACAACCTTTCGTAAGTAAGGAAAAGAAAGAATTAATAAAAAAATATAGTGATCCAGAGAAAGTATTTCAAAAAGCGAGGAATTATCTGGGTAAAGATGTAGATATACAAATATCAGGTAGAAAAGATAAAAAGTATATGGTAAAAACACCAGAGGGTAAATGGGTTCATTTTGGAGGATTTAAACCACCTATGGAAGATTTTACAAAACATAAAGATAATAAACGCAGAGAGAATTATTTAAATAGAGCAACTAAAATAAGGGGAGAATGGAAAAAGAATAAATACTCACCTAATAATTTATCTATTCATATATTATGGTAATGATTATGATAGAAACTACTATTTGGATCTTAAAATATATAACTGCTGATTTTCTATGGAATTATTTTAAAATAACAATCTAATTTTGGAAAATAAAATATTATGTAAATATATAATATATTATGCCGAAGTTGAAAACGAGCGGAGATGAAGTTGTAGCACCAATTTTTGGTGATAGTGAATTAATACTACCAGAGTATTTCGTTATGCCTATGGGTAAAAAAGGAAAATATAAACTGGTAAATCCTACCAGTCAAGAAAGAAGTTTAAGCACAAGAGGAAAAAAGAAAGCACTTAAATTAACCAGAAAACCAGTAAAAAATGCGGTTCTGGTTGAGGATATGAGTGATCCAATCCCTTTGGAACTATTTAGTAAAAAGGACAGAGCAACCATTAAGAACCATTATAAATTGGTAGAAAAGTATAAAAATAAAGCACCGAAAGATGTTCCACAATTACAGCATACCAAACCAAAAGAAAGAGGAAGACCTGAAATCTTACCTAAAAATGTAGCAGTAAATAAAGCAAGAAAAGAACCACCAGCACCAGCACCAAAGAAAAGAGGAAGACCTACAAAATACGAGAGCGAAGAAGAAAAGAAACAAAAGAAAAGAGAGCAAACATTAGCATCTAATAAACGCAAAAGACAAGAGAGAAAAGAAGCAAAAGCAAAAGCAGATGCCGAAGGAGAAGGAATTATTAGTGATGTAGTTGGTAATATTAGAGAGTTTGGATTAAAGAAAGGATTAAAGGAAACATATAAAGACCAGAAACATAAAGTAAAAGCAGTTCTTACTGGTAATATTACTCAATTAGCACCAAGATTAAAGCAACTATTAAACTCATATGGATCAACCACTATTAAAGGTATTGAAATAGGTAGAAGTCCTGTTTCTGGTCTTCTTACTGGTGCTTTATCATTATTTTCTGGTGGTAAGTTCGGTCAAAGACAAAAAGAAAATGACTTTGACCAGTTGTTCCATTTATTTATTATATTTACATTAGAAGATGGTAAGCGAATGTTAGTAGAGAAAAATGAAAGAATTAATATGGAATTGAACCCAAAGAAAAGACCCAAAACCGAAGTAGAAAGAGTTGTTAATTTTCCTGCTGGTTTAGATTTAAATACAATTATAAATAAGACCAAATCCAGTATGGGTGATAAAAAGTTTTTCGGTTATTCAGCAAAGGACAACAACTGCCAGGACTTCATAATGGGTATATTAAATAGTAATAATATTGGTGATGCTACTGATAGAAAGTTTGTTAAACAAAATACAAAGGAATTATTTAGAGATTTACCTTATTTAAGAAAGTTGAGTAATACTCTAACTGATGTAGGAGCAAGAGCAAATGTATTTATGGAAGGTGGAGATATTAATAAACTATATGAAGATGAAATGAATGCTATTAAGAATAAGAAAATGAATGCTACATTAAAGGGTAAGAAAATGAGGGAATTACAAGATAGATTTATTTATATGAAAGGAGGTATGATTAATGATGGATTTTCAACACCCCCTCAATCACCAAGAGTATCCGCACAACAAATAAGCGTTATTGAAAATGCTATAAGACAAGGAGGAACTTTTAGTGATTTAATGACTATCATTAATGCTAATAGTGATGGAGTAAGTCAAATGTCTTTAAGAAACTCATTACAGAATTATTTAGAAGGCATACCAAACGCACCACTACCAGTAATGATGGGTCGTTTTGATGCTATTATGAATTACTTTAATGATGATGGTGCTACTGATGGCGAGTTTAGTGATTTAGATGAGGGTTTTGATAATATGGATATTGGCGGAAATGGTTTTGATAGTGATGATGAAGAGATGGAAGGAACAGGTGTTAATGAAGACGATATTGATTTTGATGATATTAAATGGGGATCATTTACAGAACAATTCAATAGATTTAGAAATAAACATAAGAAAACTTCAATAAAAGATTTAGAAGATTTTGCGAAAATGTTATTGAAAGATCCAAAGAAGTATAATAAAACTACTATTAAAAGGGCAAGATTTTATTTAAATGTATTGCTTCCAAAGAAAAATAAAATCTCTGGTAATAGTATAAATATGGTGAAGAAACTTACCAAGAAGCAGATGAAAGCGTTAGAGAAGGAAACTGATGGCGAAGGCATCTATTTAAGTGGTGTTGGTGGAGATGGATTATATGCTGGTGAAGGTATGTATGCTGGTGGAGATGGTATGTATGCTGGTTCTGGTTGTGCTATGTGTGGTTCTGGAATGGAAGGTGGTGCTATTAGACACCCTATTTTAGATGAAATTGATGGGGGTAATATCTTCAAGAAAGCAGGAAGATGGTTCAAGAAAGCAGGACGCACTATCAACAGAGAAGTATTTAAACCAGTAGATAAAGCATTTAGTAAAGGAGGAATTGCTGAAAAGTTAGGTCGTAAAGCATTTAGAGAAGGTGTCCCAGTCCTTACTGGTGCTTTGGGTGGATTAGCAGGTTCATTAGCAGGTGGTCCTGCTGGATCATTAGCAGGTTCTTATGGTGGAGCAAAGGGAGGTGAAGAACTTGTTAAGATGAGTGGAGTTGGTGTTAAAAAGCGTAGTGCTTGGATAGACCAAGTTAAAGCAGTCCAAAAGAGAGATGGTTGCTCTTACAAAGAAGCACTAACCAGAGCATCAAAGGAACGAAAAAACTAAATGGGGCGAGTATGCCCTCATCGTCCGTCAATAGAATAGAGGGCAAAGGTGTAGGGGAAATAGTAAATTATTATCTTAAAATTAACTTCATAGAAGGAAATAAGGATTATAGAAATATAACTATACATACTCCAACAGAGGTAAAAATGAAACAATTTCTTACCAAGTTTAAACCAGTATTGAAGAGATTTAAAATAAATGTTGATTTAAGTAAATTAAAAATTGGATCATCAAGATATAAAAACGAAGAGTTCTTTATTGATTGTTGTGATTGGTATGATATGCCTGAATATAAACAAAATCCAGCACTATTAAATACCAAACATATAGTCATACAGATACAGAAAGGAAATCAAGCAGAACCATTTTTAAATGCTATTGGTGATATATTAGGTGAGAACCTTTCAAAGAAAACTTTTGGTTGGTTTCCAGAAAGACCAAATAAGATACTTAATCCCTATAAAAATAAGATGTGGAAAAGTGAGGGACATATGCCGAAATACCCTATCTATATATTATCCAAAGGAAGATGGGAAAGACGATTAACAAGTAGATATTTAGAATGGTGTAAAGTTCCATATAAGATTGTTGTTGAACCGCAAGAATACGATAATTATGCCGAGCATATTGATAAGAGTAAAATATTAGTTTTACCAAAGAAATATTTAGGTAAAGACCAAGGAGGTATTCCAGCAAGACAATTCATAATGGATCACGCCAGAAGTAAGAGCAAGAAAGGACGGCACTGGATATTAGATGATAATATTGGTGATTATAAAAGATTATTGAATAATGAAAGAAGTGTAGTTGTAGGAGGTTGTGTTTTTAGAATGGTTGAAGATTATACTGATAGGTATGTTGGTGTAAAAATGAGCGGACATAATTATACTATGTTTGGTATGAACCCAGCATTAGATCCAATAACCAAAAATACAAGGGTTTATTCTTCTATATTATTAAGCAACGATATACCAGATGTTATAGGTGAGGGTTGGAGAGGTAAATATAATGAAGATACAGATTTATCATTACGATTATTAAAAGCAGGTTTTCCAACAATATTATTTAATTGTGTAATGGCGAACAAAGAAACTACATTAACAAATAAAGGAGGTAATGAAAAAATCTATAAGGAAAAAGATGGTTTATATAAAAAAGCAAAGTCATTAGCAGACCAGCACCCAGAAGTAGCAAAGGTTAGTGAGAGATATGGTAGAACACATCACCGAGTAGATTATACTGGATTTAAAAAAATACCATTAGAACTCAAACCAGGAATTAAGATCCCAAAAAAGATAAATAATTATGGAATGAAATTAGTTGATAAAGTTAAGAACCCTATACCATAATCTAATAATTAAGTAAATACTTTATAATTATGTATATAATATAATTATTAAGATAAACTATTGTATAAAAGTGTATAAATACTTAATAAAATTAATTTTATTAATACTTTATATAGTATTTCATAGTATAATATGATAATTAATATGAATTATCATATAATATAGTATAAATCCTTAACATTCGTATAATGGAATGGAAGGAAGTTCTTTATGTGTTATGAATGTTTCAACAGAAGGAAACTTCATTACCTTTACCAAGTCAATTAAAATAGCAACTGGTATATGATAGTGTGGTTTTGGTTTATCTTTAATACCCCATCTATAAGTCATTACATCTTTAATCTCAAAAGTATCCCATAACTCCTTATCATAATCAAGAGAGCAACAAGCATCTTTAAAATTAAATACGAATACCTGTTTCTTATCTGTATCTCTTACTTTGGATACTGGAACTATTGTTGTTGGATATGTGTGCTTATTACATCTCCTACTTTTTAGTTCCCAACTCGTTCCGCTATTTGCTTCAAAATCATATATGTAATAGTCATCACCATATATGTCCTTTGTGTTCTTAATATCAACTTCATCTTCCCAGTTAAGTTTTAGCATATCTATAACTTCTAACTCTTTGTCTAATCCATATTTAAGGTCATTCTTAAAACTCCTAAACTCCATTTATATAATATAACTATATAAAAAATTATTCAAAATTAATCTTAATAATTTAATTAAAACTCCTAAATATATTTTCTCTCTTAATATTATATATAGAATGGAAAACATTAAGGAATACATTTCTAAAAAGCGTCCCTCACTTTCAAAATCATCTCTCACTACTTATGGATCAATCTTAAAGAACCTATATAGAAAAGTTTTTGAAGAAGAAGATTATAATTTAGACAGATTTAAAACCCCTGCTCCTGTCCTGAAATATTTAGAAGGAATACCACCGAACCGAAGAAAGACCATATTAAGTGCTTTGGTAATTATTACGGACAATAAGCAATACAGAGATTTAATGTTGAAAGATGTTAGGGATTATAATGCCGACATTAACAAGCAAGAAAAGAGCGAGAAACAGGAAGAAAGTTGGGTTGAAAAAGATGCCGTCAATAAAGTCGTAGCAGAACTCCGTAAGAATGCCGAAGCAATAATGAAAAAGAGTAGTAAGACAATTAGCGATTTACAGGAGATCCAAAATTATATTATTCTATGTGTTTTAGGAGGTGCTTATATTAGTCCTCGTAGAAGTAAGGATTTTGTTGATTTTAAAATAAGAAACATAGACACCAATAAGGATAATTATATGGAAAAGAATAAGTTTATTTTTAATTCATATAAGACCGCAAAAACATACGGCAAACAGGTAGTAGATATTCCAGTTCAGTTAAAGAATATTATAGCAAAGTGGATTAAGATTAATCCAACTGAAAATCTTTTCTTTGATGCTAATATGAATAAGTTAAGTGCTGTAAAACTGAACCAGAGATTAAATAAAATCTTTAATGGTAAAAAGGTAGGTGTAAATCAATTAAGGCATACATACCTTACTGATAAGTTTGCTGATACTATTAAGAAAGAAAAGGCAATAGCAGATACTATGGAGGATATGGGATCATCAAAAGAAATGTTGAAGACCTATGTAAAGAAAGAATAAAGTAGCAAAGTAGTAAAGGTGTGCGGTAGTTTCAAAGATTTTCTAAATAATTTTTTATTAATTGATTATGATTAATAAAAAATGAAAAATGTTTTTATAAAAATATTGAAAATGATGAACCAGTTTGCTACTTTTCTACCATTTTCATACCTACTGGTATTTTGGTAAGGTCTAATCTATCTCCCTCATCTTTTTCTACAATTGGTTCTAAATCTATATCTACTGCTCCTCTCTTTTCTGGATCACTACTACGGAAGAAATGCTTTAATACATATTCATTCTTCTTAAAATCTACACTCTCATTAAGGTCATCAAACATATCCAGAAATGTAGATACATCTGTAAATAAATCTTTGCTTCTGTATTTACTACTATTTATGAAATGTAAAAAGGCACATACATACCACCCACAAGCATTATTCATTAATGACTGAATGTCCTTTGTGGTTTCTGGTATATTCTTACCTATGGTTCTTTCAACTGCTTTCTTAACATCAGTAGGTTTTCCTACACCATAGGGGTCAAAATAAATACCTTCTGTTTTACCATTAGGATACTTATTCAGTTGTAGGCATACCCAGTGTGATCCACCATTTCGTTTTCCATCTTCATCATATTCATCTTCTAAATTGATGATATACCCTTTATTAAACTCTAATTTTTTAGGTAAATCGTCCTTAAAGCACACTTCCGCTAATGGTATATCCATTCTTTTACAGAGTTCTTTTAAAGCAACATCGGTTAAACTCATTTTATATATTATATACAGAGAAAATTAATTTTACAATTAATTCTAAATTATTTTTGTCCTTGTTTATGAATATGTTGATATTGAGGAGGTAGGGTTGCTCCAAATTGGAAATTAGCACTATAAGGTTGAGATTGTAAAGCAGGAGGTAATTGAGGTGTTCCTTTTCCTCCTATCTGTCCCCCAGATGCCCTAAATCCTTTACCAGCATATATTCCTCTTCCTTGCTTACCAGCATATAATCCCTCACCACTTCCACCAATCCATCTCATACTTCCTCTGTTGCCTAACATATTAGAATTAAAACTGGATCTATCTGGTTGGTCAAATGTAGTAGGTCTATTCATCTGGGTCTGTCTTGCTTGATCCGCTAATGCTTGTAAAGTCATATAATCTAATCCTGCTAAACCTGCTCGTCCCATATATCCATAATTAGTTCCCATAAGTTCGTTCATTTGCCCTAAACTTCTATCATATAGTTCTTGTCCTTCTAAACTATTACTCATAGTTGCTCGTTGGTTGGTAGTAGTAGAACCTCTGTTATTAGATTTCTTTTTAGGTGCTAATGCGTCATCACCTTTCTTAACTAATTTATTCTTTTGTTTCTTTGCCTCTCGTCCTGCTAATTTTCCTAATTGTTTTCCAGCAACATTTCCTACGGCAATAGCACCAGGCACTAATTCTGGTTGTCCCAACGCCATAGCACCAGCACTTAAAGCACCAGATAAAAGTTCTGGGGCATACTCAACACCAGCATCAATTAATTTATCTGCTCCCTCACTTGCTAATTTAAGACCTGCTCTTCCTGCTTCTTTTGCTAATGGTAGAACAACTTTACCTACTGCTTTTACACCTTTTTTGAGGTCATCAAAAATACCCTCTCCTTCCATAGAACCGATTGCTTGTTGATTTTGTAATATCTCTTCTGGTGATAAGGATAGTTCAACACCTTTGCCTCGTCCAAAAGAACGACTGATTGATGAGTAATGTGTTGGATCAACAATCATACAATAACCCTTTCCAGACATTCTGGGTTTAATTCTAACTCTGTGTCCGTTCCTCAACTTTGATAGTTGTTTTGGTGAAGCACCAAACTTTATGGTTTTATACTCCATTCCGCTCATTATTATATATTATTGTGAGATAATAATAATTCCTAAATGATTAAATAATGTATCCATAATACATTATCTAACTATTAACTAAAATAGGTTATATAGTCAAAACAACAAAACCATTTTTTAAAAGATACTTTTTTTTTATTTCTTTTTCTTATTTTTGGAATGAGTAAATCATTTTCAATTCTATTCATATATTCTGTTTATATAATTAAGTTCTTACACCAGTAAGGGCATCAATATCTACACCAACACCATATTCAATAAAGACGAAAAGGTCAAGTTCCTTTTGTGAGGTGTTCTGTCCTACGAGTTGGATAGATTTTGGGACACTTTCCTCAACAGGAAGCATTCTTGAAAGATCCACATAGTAGAAAGAGTATTCCATATCAAAACCGAGGCGGTCAATAAGTCCAGATGTAAGACCATCAGTCATACCACCATTTACAGCATTAACGCCGTAGAACTGGTTATTGTATTCCTCAAAGGAATAGCGTTGAGTATTGTAAATAGCATTCTGTCCTGATACAACAACATTAAAGTTAGTAAGACCAGTCATAGGACTAACCGCACCACAACCAGCAGGGTCAAAAGGAGATTGATATACAGGCATACCAGTAGGAAGACCAGCATTTACAACACCAGAAGAGAAGAATGGAAGAACAAGAATGGACTTAATATTAGCAATACCATTTGTAATAAGGTTATTAACTTGTCCTGATCCACCACCCACTTTAAGCACTTGGTATTGGTAAATATCAGTATATTTTATGGACTTAATTGGTGAGGAGAGGTATGATTGCTCAAAGACAGGGTTAAAGGTATAACTGGGAACATATAGGTAAATAGATTTACCAACACCACCATTATTTACAACTCCACTAATAGCAGGGTCAAGGCACACAGCACCAACGGAAAGATTTGCTGTATAAGATGAAGCACCGAGAGCAAGGGAAGAACCATTAAGGGTCTTACCAGAAGCAATCATAATAGGAACAACACCACCAACAGCATTAGAAGATCCAGTTAGAGTGATGGTCTTTTCAACAGGAGGACCGACAACATCAGTAGTAGTAAAACTGGTAGAAGAGTTGTTAAGATTTAGGGTCATCTTCATATAAGCACCTTTAAGAAGGGGACACATAGCGAAGAAAGAATGAAGATGTTTAAGGTAAATTGTTGCTTGGATAGAAATAGCAAAAACACCTTGATTACCAGCATTAGCACCATTAGTTTTTTGGGAAATGTAAGATTTCCAGATTTGACTGGTGGTAGAACTGGAAAGAAGATTACTGAAACGAGAGTTGGCGGCGTTGGTTGTTCCACCAATAGAAGTTCCAGCAGTAGCATCAGGGTCATAGTTGATGTAGCGTTGGCGTTTCAATAGACCTTCATTACCTTCGGTTTGTCTATAACGATTGAAGATTGTAAGGTTAGGAGTGGTAATATGATTACTGGTATTACATACACCAGAACCAGCACTATCAGCAACCAAAGCACCAGCATTAGATCCAACAAAAGTCCAGGCGAGTGGATCATCAGGGTAGAAACCAATTGTAGCACCTTGCGTATCTACATCGTCCCAACTTAAAGAAGTCATAAGTTTAAAGGAGTTCCACATATTACACCAGGGCGTTTGCTGAATGATGGTTGTGCCGTTATAATCCAAAGTTAAGGAATGAATTATTTGACCGAACCAATTTTTTAAACCGACAGCATAATCGGCACTTGTAGCATCAGTAGCAGGTTGAAACCCACCAGCAGAAGCAAGGTCGGTTGTTGCGAGAGAAAGAAGCATAGGAACGCTTAAATATGCCTCTCTGTAAGACATCCATTTATTACTATTGGAAAGTTGGGAAGTATCAATAACCGATTGATTGGAATTGTAGTTGGCGTTCTGGTTGTCCAGAATATTCAACCAGTCCTTCTTGACGAAAACGGAAGGCGAACCTTCTACCTCTTGCGATAGGTCAAAAACGAGTTTATCACACATTATATAATATAATAAGATAAAAAATATTATATAATCACATTTACAAAAAAATTACTAAATAGATTATTCCTTAAAGGGTGAAGTTGATATTTTGGGGTTTTCTTTTGGTGGGTGGTTTTTGTATAGATAATCCAGACAATTTAGATGTAATACTTTTTCCTAAACCACTTCCTCTAATACTGGAAGGATTTACACCAGTAGTTCTAATATAATCATCAACACCATCATAAGAAGATCCACCACCTAATCCGCCGTCTAAAAGAACTGCTCCTATACCTTTTCCTTCCATTTTACCCCTTGTATGTCTTGCTAAACCAAAATGCTTCATACCAGGAATATACGCTCTGTGAGTTGTGATAGTCCTACTAACCATTATTATATAATATATAGAGATAATTAATTAGTTAATCATCTTTCTTTTTTTCTATACTTTTCTTTAAGTTTCTAAATCTCATTATGCCGAGAGTTAATTTATTTATTTCGGTTATTTGTTTTGTAGTATCCTTATCGTCTTCTTGTCCGTTTTTAAGTTCGGTCATCAACTTCATTTGCTCTTGTTGGAGTTTGTTATACATCTCCATAAGGTCTTGTTCCTTTAAATCACAATTCATATTATACATTATAATTAGAAAAAAATAATTATAATATTAATATTTACTAAATACTTATTCCCCTTTATCTTTAATCACTAAAAGAATTGTAATTGCTGGATCATTTATCTTAATGGGTTGTAGATTAGTTCCTAAAATGGTTAATCTCAATTGGTTATATGTTCCAGGCAATAACTTATTCCAAGCAAACTGGGGCGGTTTTTCATTAATTAAAGCACCAATAGCAACAGAAGGAACAATAGAATAAATTACAGATGTAGGATTAGCATATTTATTATCAATACCAGATAAGGAAACCAGAATACTACTATTAGGTTGAATATCAGGTGCGGTGGTAGAAATATAACTTAAAGTTCCATTTGCTAATTTGCTTACATAGTCATCATTAGCAGGAGGGACATAAGCATTACCAGTATTAGCATTAGTAGTAAAATTAGGAATAAATCCTAAAATACTATTTACGGCAGTAGGTAGAATAAATTGAGGGTTAAATGTTTGTGTAGCATAACCAACCCAGGAAGCAGGTTCAGTAAAACCAGTTGGTAGTGTAGTAGGAACTAAAAATGTATTTAATTGGACTGCGTATCTACTGGGATTTACAATCATTTCTAAATAATAAACATTCTCACCAGCACCATTAACGAGATAATGTCCGTTCTGGATTAGAGCAAATTGTAGATATTCATTTAATCTTGCTATTTCATACAGACCATCAGGTATATCAATAGTGTAAGTTGTGGTTGTAGCACCAACAACCCAGGTATATTGTATGATATTGTTGTTATATCTTTCACTAATATTAAACCAACTATAATACATACTAACTTGTGATAGGGCAACAAAACTATCCTTAAACTCAACAGAACCAGGAAAATTATAAATCATTTTGTTATTCTGTCCGTCTTGGACGAGATTGCTACGATTTAGAACAATTGTTCGCATATTATATATTATAACCAGAGATTATTTTTTTCCAATAAAACATTACTAAATACTTTACTTTCTCATTACTCTACCCATCTTTTTATAGGGTCTAAAAGGCATCGCTACATTATGTCCGTCCCTATGGAACACCTTATCACCTTTCTTTGTAGTAAAATCTAAATCTCCTTTATGTGTTAAAGATTTCATACCACTTCTAAACCCTCTCATTTTTTCACCAATTTCTTTATTCTTTTTTGCTATGACTGGATCACCAGTAGGATTGTAAATTGCTCCACCAGACATTATAGTTGTAGGCACTTGACTACCACCGAAAAAGAATGGTGCTTGAATATCGCTTGTCTGTGGTCTTACACCAGGACTAACAACAACAGGAAAATATCCACTATTCATTATATATTATACATAGAAAATTAAAAACCCATTTCAGTTAATTCTAAAAGTAATTCTTTCACTTGACTTTTTGGGATCACCCCTTTATTACTCAATTTTAGTAGGGTTGATTTAAACTTTCTTACTAAATCTTTATTATCATTACCACTCATAATTTGCCCTTTCATAATCTCAAACTCATCAATCTCTTTATCTATATCACTCTTCTTTGGTGCTGGTAAAATCAATCTATCCTTTAAATTGCTCTTATCTGCTAATCTATTGAGATATACTTTTTCGGCATCGTCTAAATCATTTAAATCATCAAAATCAGGCATTTCATTATTCGTAATTCCTCTAATGATCCCACCTAATCTTCTGGATATTCTTTCACTTGGAAACTCTTTAATTGATGATCCAGCAGGGCGTTTCAAAGCAATTATATTATTCTCTAATCTATGTTTATTAATTATATACTTACCAAAAGGAACAAATCTCGGTGTAGGTGTAGCACCTCCAAACCAATCAATACTCGGTTTTACTGCTTTGGGTTTTGCTCTTGATAAACCAGTTCCTTTAATCTTTCTCTCGTCTAATGTATCACTCATTCCAACTTCATATCTGGTATTAAGATACTCAATTAAATTGTTTTTAGTTCCTGCTTCAATTGCTTTACTAATTCTTATTCCATTATCTCTCGCAAACTTAATTAAATCTCTCTTGGTAAATAATTCAAAATTAACAGGGTCAGGTGTATCTTCTGGATATTTTAATTCACTTCCACTTCGTCCAGGCACTATTTTACCTTGGTCTTTATCAGTAGGAAGTCCTACTAATATCTTTTCCAATTGAGTAATCAATTCATATGTTTCAGGTTGTAGTATAAATAATTCAATACCTCTAACTAAATGGTTCTCCATACCTCCCTTATCTTTTGCCCTCGCAAACATTATAGATTGATCCAACCATCTATCTAATTGAACCTTTGTTGGTAATTCTGCTCCAATATCAGTAATAAGTTTATAACCTATGTTCTGGTCTTCGGCATTAATAAATTGTCCTTGACTTCTTAAATCAACAACGGCACTTTTTAGCAAAGGTAATAGTCCCATTAATCTCATTACAGATTGATTGAAACGACCAGTAATACGCTTGGATATTCCAACACCATTATAACTCTTATATGCTTCTTCTTGAAAGCGTTTTAGTTCATCAAAAGAAGGAAATGCTTTCACAATATCAAAGGAATTGAGTTCAACATCTTTTCCGCTGGTTTGTTGAAGACCAG